CTGAACTCCGGCCTGTCCACCCTCGTAAACGCTGGTAAGAAGCTGACCGGCTGGGCGTTCGACAACCGGTTCGAGCCTGTCCTGAACGGTTCGAAGGACACTGCGGGTCGTCCGCTGTTCGTTGAGCAGCCGTTCACTGAGACGAACGGACCCGTCCGTGAGGGTCGTCTGCTGGGCCGTCAGGCCTTCATCGGTGATGGCATCTACGACGCCACGTCCAAGACCTATGGTTTCGCTGGCGACTGGTCACAGGCAGCGTGGGGCGCCGTTGGCGGCATCTCCTACAACGTCTCCACCGAGGCCACCGTGACCATCAACGGCACCCTGACCTCCCTGTGGGAGAACAACCTTGTCGCGATCCTGGCCGAAGCCGAATACGGCTTCCTCGTCAACGATCCGTCGAGCTTCGTCAAGTTCACCAACGCAGCCTAGGAGTAACTAGTGGCTATCAGAAAAGCAACCACCCTTGACGACCTCAAGCAGGAAGCCGCGCCGGTAGCCGAAGGTTACACCGTCGTTGCGGGGCCGTCGGGTGTTGAGGCGACCGTGCCAGATTCGATCCTGCAAGCTCTGCTGGATTCCGGTTACACGAAGAAGTAAGGAAGGGGTGCGGTCGTGGCTTATGCGACTGTGAGTGATGTTGAGGTTCGCTATGGCCGCACCCTGACCACCGCTGAGACGGCGCAGGTTGGTGCGTGGATTGATGACCTTGAGGCTGAAATCCTTGAACGGATCCCCGCCCTTGAGGCTCTGATCGTTCTGGGCAGGCCTACCGCGGCGACTCTGAAGCGGGTCATTAGTGCGGCGATCATACGGAAGTTGCAGAACCCTTCGGGGCTGCGGACACGGACGGTCGCTATCGATGACTACTCGACAACTGAGACTGTGGACGCGGCGAACTCTGCCGGCTACCTCGGGTTGACGGATGATGAGTGGTCGTTGCTGCTGCCTGGTTCGTCTGGGGATGCGTTCACGATCACGCCGTATGGTGCGCCGTGAGTGCTGAGGCTGCTGTCCTTGCTGGGCGGCGTGAGGCTGCGGCGCTGATGGTGGATGCGTGCACGGTTTCCCGTCCGGGTGAGCCTGTCACGGATCCTGATACGGGCGATGTCACTGCTGACGAAGTATTGGTCTACAGCGGCAAGTGCAAGGTGCAGTCCAAGGACTCGTCAGTAGCGACGCCTGATGCAGCGCTGGCTTCGTATGTCATCGTGTCCAGGCAGGTTCATATCCCAGCGAATGCCGCGGACGTGCAAGACGGCGACGTGGTCACGATCACGGCTTCAAGGCTGAACGCGTTCACGGTCGGGAAGCAGTACCGGGTGGAGGGCTTTACGCCTGACACGTTTGACACTGCCGCCCGGATTCCGGTGAAGGAAAACCTGTGAGTGCGGACGCGTCAGAGCTTGACGGTCTCGCTAGAGCGTTTCGTGCGATCCCCGCGGATATGGTTCCGAAGCTTCGCGGTGTGGTCGCTAGGTCGGCTTTGAACACGAAGAAGATCATGCAGTCGGACGCTAGGCGTTCTAAGCACTTCAAGCAGCTTGCGCCGACCATCAGCTACGACCTGAACCTTCATACGTTCGGCGGCGACGGGGTAATTGAGGCTGAGGTTGGGCCTACCCCGGGCGGGTCAGGCTCCCTCGCCGGCATCGCTTACTACGGTACGTCTCGCCCTGGCGGTGGGACGGTTCGGAACCCTGAGGACGCGATGCTCGAGGAGGCGCCGAACTTCTATGAGTATGCGTTCAAGGCGACGGAGGGGCTGCTGTGATCAAGGAGCATTACGACGCCGTGAAGGCGTTATTGCCGTCGTCTGTGCGGGTTTACATGTGGAGCGTTCCTAAGGCGCCCGCGTTCCCGTATGTGGTGCTGTGGGGCGATCTTGGTAGCGAGTCGTCTGGCGGCCCTGATGGGGATTCGTTGGAGGATGTGCCTGACGTGCTGGCCCTGAATGTGCGGGCGACGTATGCGGCGACTAACGGCGATTCTCTGATGGCGATTGCCCGGAATGTGCGGGCGGCGCTGAACCGGAAGACCCCTGTGGTTGCTGGCTGGGCGCCCTCGAAGCTTCGGCAGTCGTCCCTCATGGATGCGCAGACCGATACGAGTGTGACGCTCACGGACGGTTCTAATCCAATCTTCGCTGTTGACGAGTTCGCTTTGGTGTCCTCGAAACTCTGACCGAAAGGTAGCCGATGACTGAGTTCATTGACGCTTATTCCAAGACGACCGGGGCTAAGCAGGTTGTGCCCGCCGCATGGCTGGGCCGCACTGACTCCCCGTTCAACGACCTAGTAAAGACTCCCCGCCAGAAGGCGCGGGAAACCCATAGCCCGGCCTCGCCGGAAACGAAGGAGGCCAAGTAATGGCTCGTGTTCTTGCCGATGGCAAAACTAAATTCACCATTCTCACGACCAAGCCCGCGAACCCGGGAGCCCCTACGGCTACCGAGCTGAACGCCGGCATCGACCTGTCTTGCGACATCCTGTCCTCGGATTTCACCTGGGGCGCCACGGATTCGGACAGGGTCGCGGAGAAGGCCCTGTGTGATGAGGGCAACGCGAACGCTATTGGTGCGTCGAACTATGCGGGCGGGTTCACGCTCTGGCGGAAGTTCCTGACCGCCGGCGGCGCTGATGACGCCAACGAGACTGGTTGGGCTGCGGTCAAGGAGAAGGGCGCGACCCTTTACGGTTACGCCCGCCAGACCGACAAGGACGCTACGGCCACTTGGGCCGCGTCCGATGAGATCTACCTCGGGGCGGAGTTCATCACGGACACCCCGCAGCGCACCGACGGCTCGGGATTCATCAAGTACCGGGTGCCTGTTGAGATTCAGCGCGGGTACCCGTTTGTTGAGGTCGCGGGCGGCGCCTAGTTGGACCGGTCGGCGGCGCGTGATTAGGCTCCGCGCCGCTGACCTTCACTATTCAGAGCCTAAACATACGAAATGGAGCCTAAACCATGAGTGTAACCCCTCAGGATTTTGACCTTGATGCTTGGCTTGAGGATGCTGACCGCCCGGAACGTTCGGTGACGGTCTACCAGAAAGCTGGTCTGATCGCTGACCTTGACCGGCTGGGCGAACTGATCCAGAACGCTGACGATGACGAGGTTGACGGGCCGAGTGTTGGCGGCGGTGTTGGTAAGTTGCGTGCCGAGTACGCGAAGCTCGCTAAGCAGTTCCACGATTCGGCGTTGACGGTGCGCGTCCGGTCCGTGCCGGAGGATGAGCAGGCCGAGATCCGGGAGAAGAACCCTGACCTCGACGCCACGGCGCTCGGACGCATCGTGCTTTCCGAAGCGTTCGTGTCCCCGAAGGCGTCCCCGGAACAGGTGGGGAAGCTCGCGCGCGTCATCGGTGACGCTCAGTTCTCCCTCATTGTGAAGGCGTGGCAGCAGGCGTGCCGGGCCGTACCCGTTGTGAGCGCTGATTTTTTGCCGAAGCGCTCTACTCCGGACGATGGTGGCGAGTCCTAGCCGCACTGAAAACGGCTGAACGGTTTCAGCGTCCACCGTCTGCTTACCTTGGGCCGTTGCCTGAGGCTAAGGACCGGTTGTTGGAGTTCGCTTACACGCTCTACCTCGAGGGCCTTTGCGATTGTGGCAGGTCGAAGTTTGAGTGCCGCAATGACGCTAACGCCGGCCTGTATGAGGTCGCTGACGTTACCTGTTACGCGCAGGCCGCAGTCGAGGAGTACACCGGGCAGGAGAAGTTCAAGCCGGACCCGGGGCAGAGGTTCTACGCCCGCGAGATTGACAATGAACTAATTACCCGCAGGCCGTTCGCGGTGCCGCCAGGTTTGGACGCATCCGAAAGCGAATAGGGCGAACCCGATTACTGCGGTGATTTGCAGGGGTGTCGCTTTGAATGGCCCGGTGTTGAGCGCGAATAGCGCTGCTGATGCGAACCATATTGTCAGGCCGACCCAGATTAGCGTCTTGCCCTTTCGCTTTCCCCCCAATTTCGTCATTGGCTAATCATGCCATGCCGCCACCGTTTTTAAAAGCCCTTGGAGGTTCGCATGGCTGATCGCCGCGTAAAGGTCACATTCAGCGCTGAGGTCCAGAATTTTGTGGCCGCTATGAAGGCTGCTGCTAGGGCGACTGAGGAAACGAAGAAAGCTTCCGAGGGTGCCGGCAAGGCACAGGAAACGGCGGGGAAGCAGTCTGAGAGTTCGGCGAAGGCTGCCGCGGCTGCGGCTAAGGCGGCTGCTGATGCGCAGAAGAAGCACAAGGACGCTGTCGAGCAAGTCGGGCAGGCTGCGACTGTTGGCGGCCTGGCTGTTGTCGCTGGTGTTGGCCTTGCTGTGAAGTCTTACGCTGACTTCGATAAGCAGATGTCTTCGGTGGATGCGGCGACGCATGAGACTGCCGAGAACATGGACCGGCTGCGGCAGGCTGCTGTTGATGCTGGCGCTGATACGGCGTTCTCTGCTTCAGAGGCTGCGCGGGGCATCGAGGAGATGGCTAAGGCTGGCGTGTCCACGAAGGACATTCTTGGCGGAGGCCTAGCGGGTTCGCTTGCCTTGGCGGCTGCTGGGTCTTTGGATGTTGGGGCGGCTGCGGAGATCGCGGCTTCGGCTATGACTCAGTTCAAGCTCACTGGCGATCAACTCCCCCATGTTGCGGACCTGTTGGCTGCTGGTGCTGGTAAGGCGCAGGGCTCGGTTCATGACATGGGCGAGGCGCTGAATCAGGTGGGTTTGGTCGCGGCTCAGACTGGGTTGACGATTGAGGAAACGACGGGCGGGCTTGCCGCTTTCGCTTCCGCGGGCCTGACTGGCTCTGATGCTGGTACGTCGTTCAAGACGATGCTTGCGGCTTTGACGCCGAACAGTGTTGCCGCGTCAAAGGCGATGGAAGAGCTGGGCATTTCTGCCTACGACTCCCAGGGCAATTTTATTGGGCTGTCTGAGTTTGCGGGGCAGCTCAAGGGTTCGCTGTCTGGGCTTACGGATGAGCAGCGTAACTCTACGCTTGAAACGATCTTCGGCTCTGATGCTGTGCGCGCCGCTTCGGTGCTGTATGAGCAGGGCGCTGAGGGTGTGCAGAAGTGGGAGTCTGCGGTCAATGACGCAGGCTATGCGGCTGATACCGCGGCACGGATGCAGGACAACCTTGCCGGCGATTTGGAGAAGCTGGGCGGCGCGTTTGATACGGTCCTGATCCAGTCAGGGTCTGGCGCTAATGAGGTTGTGCGCGGGCTTGTGCAGGGCCTTGAGAGCCTAGTGGATACCGTGGGGAAGATCCCCGCGCCGGTCCTTGGTGTTGGTACCGGGCTGGCTGCGCTGGTTGGTGGCGCCGCCCTGCTGGGTGGCGGGCTGATCACTGTTCTCCCAAAGATTCGGGACACTAAGGACGCGCTTGAGGTCCTGGCGCCTGCTGGCT